AGTTTGATCTTCGCAGAGGAACCGCTTGTATTGAGTTCACGATCGGGATTGCAGACGCAGAACCAACATTTCCTTCTGAACCCATCAATACGAGTTTGATTTGGAATGCGTTGAATTCACCAGTCGTAGATGGGTCAGTCACAACACCGGGTGGTGTTGTGAATCGCATGACACCACCTGCTTCACCGAGTGGTTTGAACTGATCGAAAGAATCAGGATCACTGTTTCCTTCGATATACAGAGGAATCCATCTATTATCGTCAAAGTTTCCTTCCGGCGAATCAACACCCTGAACCTTGACATATGCCTTGATTGTAGAGTCACCAACAACAGAACCCTCGACGAAAACTGCAATATCATCTGCTTGTTGGTTGAGAACAACCTTACGAGAAACATATCGAGAGCGGTTGGTTGCTTGTCGAGATGTTGGTTCAACCTCCTCGATGTCAGCAGCAGCGACGTTCTTGTTTGCCATGTATTCGACCGCAAGGAAATCAACTCTTTCGTTGTCAATCAAGGTACAGACACGACCAGTGGAATCTGTTCTCATTGTTGCTTCGAGTTGAACTGACTTCGAAATCGAGTCGGTTATACCTTGGTCATTCGCAAACATCTTCTGGTCAAACTCAACTGTTTGATTGGGTTGAATTGCTATCTGTGAGAAAACGGGATCATCAGAAGTTGCATCATAAACCCGAGTCTTGACAGTGAGCGATGGTTGTGTTTCACCGACAAGTTGTGTATTCATTGGAACAAATCCAACATGGAATTGTTTCGACACACCTTGGTTGGAAACAAATCTCACTGTCGAAGAACTTGTAGAGAATGAGCAAATATCAAGATCCATCGCAAGATATTCATCAGTGACTGATGTATATGTTCCGTTGTTACTCGGTTTGTGTAGTGCAACAAAAGAGTTTGGTCTTGTGATTGTTGTGGTGGTTGGTGAACCAACGAAATCAAGAGCAATTTCACCTTCTTGACCCATCCATAATTCATAGGCAGGATCGTTTGTAGTCAGACATATGGCATAACTCTTTCTTGGTTTGAGATATACTGGAGTGCTGAAGGTGAATGTGGTTTTCACCGCACTGTTCGGACCAAAAAAACTGAATGTTGTTTCAGAAGGATTCTTTGTGACTTCTGAGAACGGTAGGACTTTGTATGGGTCAGGGGCACCCTCGAACATTGGACGAACATGAAGTTTGATTGGTAGACCATTGGTTTCTGGTCTGTTTTTAAACATCACAGAAACCTGTTTCAACATGACGCCATTTGGATATTTGGTAGAATCAACAAAGATTTCTTGTGCAAACGGAGTCTGTGAATTATAAGACCTAGAAAGGTTGTTCTTCTGGTTTGCTTCAAAGCGATCAGAAGTCACATCTTCAATGTTGCTTGCTTTCCTTCGGGTGATCGGTGGACGAACTGATGTGATATCATCAACATTCGTGTCCAACAAACCTTGTGCATAGAACACAGCATCAGCACTTGTCGTTGCGAGGTTGATTGTGTTTGTGCTATTGTCGATTAGGCGGAATAGTTTTTCACCTGTGAGGAAAGTGTTGTTTGGAATTGTGAATGATCCAGAGACAGCACCAAAAGAGTCAACACTATAACCTAAAGTTGTCCCGACATTTGTTCCATCGAAGAATGCGTACACGGTAGAACCGGGTTTCATGTTCTTGGCATCAAATGTTAGCGTTCTGTTTCGAACGTAAGGAACGACACTGAGGTCTACGATCTTGTCTCCGATCTTTCGAACAACCTTGTCAGAGAGAACTCTCTTCAAGTAAGACGACTTACGGACTGTTTCGTATTCTTTACCGAGTGGTTCGTGTTCGATTTCGATATCATTTCTTCTTTTGGAACCAAACCAGATTGACTCCCAATCTCTCCATTGGGCACCGAAACCTCTCGATCGACCTCTCTGATATGCGTTGAGATCAGATTCCCAGTTGTCCATTTCACCCACAGTATTGACTACAACCTTGGGACGAATTGTCGTTGAGAAATAGTTATCTGATGCTGGTGTGAGTTTACATGTTCCGAGATAGTCAGAAATTGCAAATCGGTTTGCGAAAATAGTTGTATTTGCCAGAGAGTTACCATCAAAACCATCTGCGGTGTTGTCAAGAACAAAAATACCATCATTGGTTAGTGTAACATCACTTGGTATGTCAGAACCTTCTGCTGTCAGAAGAACCATGTTGGATTCAAACGCAGGACGCATTTCGTTGTTCTCTGGGTCGATCGAACAGTTGTGATCTCTACCAGCAACAAGACCATTATTGTGACCGATGAAACTGTCAACGAAGATACCATCACCAAGAGCAGTTCTGGTTGACTTGAAACTGATTGCTCTATTGAGTGCTAGTTGTTCTAGATCGTTCTTGAAAATGAAGTATTGATCGTTTTGTTGGACCTTTTCATTTTCTGCGATCTCTTTCATAGTTGATCGCTGGTTGTCAACGTATCGAACACGAATATCATCTGGGGTGCTTGTGAATGGACTCATCACCAGATCACAAATATCCATATCCTCTGGATTGATCTCTGGACCTTGTGGGTTGAGTGATGGTGTTCCCTTCGACAAAATAAACTGTCGGTTCTTTGTAAGGACAACCTTGTCGATTCTTGGTAGATAGTGACGATATGTTACTCTACTTGGTGTCACACCATTTTCGAAAGCAACTGTGGGGGCACCACCTGAACCATTGTCGAACTGGAGTTCATCTGCGTCTTGAACAATGGGTCTAAAGTCGTATGCGTCACCGAGACTATATCTCTCACCTGTTTCTGGATCAGTAAAGATTGGAATATCAGAGTAACCAAACTCATCCGAACGAGGATATGAATCAACAGTGAATGGACCATCACCGGAGTGACTGAAATACTTGTAGGTTGCTGAAATGTTGTAGTTACCATCACCATCAACAGCACATGTTGAACCCGGTTTCAGTACAATTCTACTTCTTCTGTAGCAATCCACTGTGTCGTTTCTATCCAACTCAAACTCATTAGTAACATCACGACCACCAGTATCCACGATTGTGGTTAGTTCAAATACATCAGGGTTGTTTAGTGGAATGATACCAGTGCTGATAGATCCTGTTTTTCCAACAGCAGAACCGTCTGTGATTGTCTTGAATCGAATACCGAGTGTGTTTCCACTTTCTGCGATTGAAGTTCTATATTGCTGTGAGGCGATCAACGTACCACGACCGCCAGTTGGTATATCACCAGTGAGGTTAATAGTCAATCGCTTTGGTTGTGTTGTGTTGTTGACACTAACACTATAGTCTGTTCCATATGATTTGAGTGTTGCACCGGAGATACCTGCATCGGAAGAGTCAGTATAGAAGAAAGCATAGTTGCTTATTGTACCTTCCAAGAAGTCATGGTTAGATGTGATTATCTTTGATGACCCTGTAAAGTCAACATCATATGCTTTCTTGACAAGGAATGTGTTTGAGAAAGAACCATCACCGAATGATGTGAGAACCCTCTCGCCCCTCGGTACTCTAAAGATTTGACGACTTCCATTTGCTGTCTTGAGAATTGTTGGGATCGTAGGTTCACCGATCTTGAACAATTGTGAGAGATCAGATTCACCACCGATGGTATCTGACGATGGATCAATACACTCAATGTGTGTGCTATCCTTGAACTTCAGAGTATCGTGTGTCAACTTGATATTGAAGAGATACAATCTGTTTTCGATAGAGGAACCAAGGTCTTTGGTTTCGATAGATCGAATGTTGCATGTACCAATTTCAGTCAACGACCCCGGAGTCGTAACCCTACGAATGATTTTTGCTTTTCGCCCGAACAGAAGTGAACTCGAATTGGTTGTTGTATTTACATCCCAACTAATATTAGGATAAAACGTGACATAGTTACCAAGAGTGGTGTTTAGTCTTTCATTGTAGATGTCATTGACAGACAAAGCACGATCAACAGAAAGATATGCCGGGGCGATTGTTTCATATTCAAAACCAGAGACATACGCTTTACCCGGTTCCACTCTTACAGCGTGCTTGTTTGCGTCTGTTCCAGAGAATGCCGATGTATATTCGATTGGGTTGACAGTGAATGGTTTGACTGTGTAGTTACCAGATTCGTCAAATGTTCTTCTTGCAAGAGTTTCTTCGAAGACTGCGTAATCTGTGAATCGAACTGTCTTTGTGGTTTCACCGTTGATAATGCGAACGAGTTCGAGATAGTCGCCTGCTTCGAGAGTAATTCCTGTACTGGCAGAGACATCAATCTGAGTCATGGTGAGATCGACTTTATAACGATCTGCACCGGGGGAGTTGAAGTTGTAATATCCGAATGATGGATCATTCAGACTGTCATCATCGTCTGATGTGACGACCTCTCTATTGATTTTAAAACCAACGGACGCTGTTGGGTTGTTGAAGTTTCTGTATGTCGCTTCTTCGTTATATGCAGCAAATGATTGTGCGTTTGTTGTAACGAGGAAACCATCAGCATAGAACACACCAGAATCAATGCAGACAACATTTGTTGCGGTGCTGATTGCCGGTGCTTCACCCTGTGAACCAACAGTTGCGGTTACAACAGGGAGTGTTGATTCGATTGTGAGTGTATCGCCGCCAGTAAAACCACCAGAACCAGTGTAGTTCACAAACAAGATTTGATTGTTGTCATCACTGAGAATCGAGGCGTCGGCGTAAGATACAATTTTAGCAGAGACTGTTCCGTTTGTTACGGTCTTGTTCAAGAATGATTGCAGTTGTGCATCGCTGAATGTTGTTCCGGCAAGTCGAACAGCGATTGCATTTGCTTCTGAGATTTCACCACCACGAACCGATGTTCCATCTTCGAAAAGATGTGAACCGAGTTGTTCGATTTGGTTCTGAACAATGGTCTGGAGTTGAGTTACCTCTCTTGCCTGAAGGGGATACCCCGGACGAAACAAAACTCGAAGGAACTTTTTGTTCTCATCGAAGTCATCAAAGTATGGTGCTTTTCCGTGAATTTCTTTTCTATATGATTTCGCCATTTTTATCCTCAGAAGTCAAAGTTGATCTTGAACAAATCTATTTGTTCTGCGTTACGAGTTACTTCGTCTACACTTGATATGTATAAGATAGTTCCTGAGAATAGATTGAGTTCAGGACCATATGCTTCGATGACATCGAGAACGATTCCATCAGAACCAGCGATGAGTGTTTCACCACCAGTGAAACCAATTGCGTCAGAAGTTGCTCCTCGTACGACATTAGTTATAAAGATATCAGTAGTATTTCCAGACGTATTTTGGAATCCTGCAACAATACCAATACTACCACATGATCCCGTGACTGCCGAGTCAAACGGAATATCTTGTTGTGGTGCGGAGTCATTGAATACGTCATCAGAACGATGAACACGAAGACGATGCGTGCAACGATAGGTTCCCTGCACACCTGATCTTATCGAATCTTCAAAAAGTGTGTTTATAACAGTCGCTGTTCTATCATAGAACTCATATGTTCCACCACCACTAGGAGTAAACACATATAGAGTTTCGTTTTTCTTGAATGGTGAGTTCAGTCCTTCTAGTTCGAGTTGTCCGAGACTATCGTTTATTTTTTGGAAGTTGGAAACTTTACCAGTATTGTATGATGATGAACCGAACACATAATCATTAGTAGTTGCCCAATTAGATGGCAGGGCACCTGTAGAGGGAGCAATATCAATTGTTGTTTTTAGATATCCATCTGTCCCTGCTACCTGACCACTGTTGTTATAACCAGTTCCGATCTTGGGTGATAACCAGAGTCCGTATTGACTGTACTCATTACCGAGTATCGCCCTACCGTCCTCATTACCTTCAATACGAATCAAAACACTAAGTCGTTTTGCGATGAGATCAAAGAGCGGGTTTCTACCAACACCATCTGTGGGTGATATGTTTGCAGACAGAACAGTTGGGTTTCCTGTGCTTGGTGGTTCTGGTAGTACCTTGAATGTAGCATAAGAATAGTTCGAACCTTTTTCGATCATGATGACGCCAGTTATGAATCTATCCTCAAAGACGGATACCTTTGAGTACGCAGAGGCACCAGTCCCGTCACCTGAAATTTCAATTGTCGGGATGATTTCGAACTTACTTGTGTTGTTGGGTGTGACTGTCCACGGCGAAGAGATTGTCGCAACTTTAGTAGATCCAACATAATCTGTGATTTTTCGAATCTGACCAGATCCTGTTCCATCAAAAATTCTTATGCTGTAGTTGTTATAATAATCATCAACATTTGACGATCTACCGTCGAGTGTTGCTGTAGTTGCTGTTGCAGTTTGTATTGTGAATTCGAGTGAAGACTTGACAACTCCAAGGTATTCGTCACCGGCGTCTATAACACTGATGCTTTCTATTTGACCACCTTGAGATGTGTACTGGACAGCATACTGAAGTTGCTCTTCGTCTGAATATGCGACTGGTTTGCCTTCGTAGACAGGAATCTCTCGAAGAGGAATCCAGTTTGTATCGACAAAATCAATGAGTGTTGTTGGAACCTTGAACAAGAACTTCCAGACATATCCATTCTGAAGATAAATCAGATCAGTAGAAGTTCCAGTTGGTTCGTCAATGGACCGATTGCCGCCGCCGTTATCAAGACAAACATACACATTACCCTCACTGTTATACACATAAAAGTTGAGATTCTTTCTTTCTAGTGAACTATCAAGTTTTTGGTAGATTTCTCCGTTTTCCCAGTTTACTCTGGGAATCAACAATGCAACGGAGTTGTCTGACAACAATTTTGCGGTCTGGATTTGTCGTCTTGTGACAATTTCATTATCAAGAGACTCAGAGGAAGAACCACTGTTGTCTACGTTTGATATGAACATCATCACAGAGTTATCAAGAGAGGTAAATTGCCTCTCTAGTTCTCTTGTGAGGAATACTTTGAGATTGCTTGATAGTTCTGTCATGTGTATTATTCGTAAACTGAGTATGGAATTTCATTCACGACCAACGAGATCGGGATGTTTGTCCAGTCAACTTCATGTGTTATCGAAGAGTATTTATTCGGGTTTAGGGTGCCCGATATTAGTCTGGCACAACCGTTATCATCACCCACGACAGGTCTTTGTGTTCCTGTACTATCCTCAAATGGTGTGAATGTCCCATTCAGAACTTCTACTGTGAGTCGATCAATTCCTGTGTTCCAGTATGGTGTTCCGAGAAGTCCATCAGGACCAGAAGATCCATCAGGAAGATTTTGTTGATAACTGCTCGCTCTGAAACCCAGAACCTTACCAATTGCTTCGGGTTCATTGTATCTACGTTGTCGTACTATTTCACCAACAGTAAATGTAGCACCTCCATTGAGAGACACGCCGGAATCTTGTATGGTGCGTGAGTAACCTGTTCTATCTCCGTGAGATGCTGTTATGCTTGTGGATGTTTGCAACACAGGCAGAAGAGGAATTTCAATAACCGAATGTGTTCCGACTTGAGTGACACCAGAAAGTTCAAGTGAGTTTATGTGTCGATATACAATCCAATAGTCGGCAGTTGCTGAATCCGTCCCTTTGACTTGTATGATTTGACCACC